TCAACTGTGTCGCTCTTAAGTGGTGAGATGAATGCAACGCAATCCTTACGAACTTCTGCAACATTGTCGATCACGTACTGTGCTGTTTCTACTGGTGCAGGACCGGTAACACAAAGCGAAATGTCGGTTGTCTGTGAATCAGAGAACAATGCCCAGCCGGTGTTTAGATCGTCTGCCTGAACAACGTTGTCATCAACGCCGCCAGAGAATGATGCTGAATAGTTTCCAGATGTTAGAACAGCGAACTGATTGTCACCGATATCAGAAATTCGTGAACCCCAATCGATTAAATCGACTGCTCCACCTGATGATGAAGATGATGTACCATCACCGCCAACGCCGGGGTGTCCTAACCACCAGACATATTTCGATCGATTGTTAAGAACATCTGCGTAGTAGTTAGATGATCCATCGGGGCTTTTTGCGTCTGATGCTTTTGATAGGAATGAGAATTTTTCGAGGATTGTACCGGCAGTTCCGGTCCAGCGACCGTCTTCGTCGATGACTGCAATGTGAACTTCATCATTGATTCCAGCCTTTCCGAGTGCAGTTGCATATGAAGATGTGCCGGGAGTCGCATCAAATTCTGCTTCGATGTTTGCTACACCGCCTGCTGTAACAGATGCGGCAGAAGCATCGATGACAACGACTGCTAGAGAGTTGCCTAATGCACCGGGATACTTTGCTGCAAATTTTGCAGGAGCATATGCTGCTTTTTTTGTCTCGTAATCTGTTTCGTTTTTAATCTTCAATCCATCGGGTACGCCAGATGAAGAAGAAGATGTTAGTACAGATGCTTCGGCATATGCGTTTGCTGCCGATAGGTCCGTTACTCGCACAACTTGTAGGTTTCCGCCATATGCAAGAAAGTTTGCTGCCGAGAAAAACGATTCGAAAGTGTTTGTGTCCGGATTTCCGAATACATCAACCAAGCGATTTTCGTTGTTGATTAGGATAGGAGACTCTACTGGACCCCATGCGAATTGCCCAACAAATGCTGCTGGTGTTGTTGAAACTGCTGGAACGACTGTTGTAAGGTCTGTTTCAGTGATCGTTACTGATGGTGACAATGAGAATGCCATATGTTAGTTCTCCCTCTAAGGTGGGCGGTTTTGCCTAGATTACGATTGTTTTGTTTTGAATCTGTTGTTCAATTATAATATATTTATAAGAACTGGAATCTCTAGAATGGTAAAAAATCGGTCGCGACGGTCCAACCACCGTCCAAGTCTAGATCACGACCGTCATCTATGAAGCCAAACGGAACCAAATCTTCTTCAATTTCTTTGATTCGCTTTTCGTATAGTTCGTGGCGGATGTCGATATCTACAAGCTCTCGGAAATACGATTGTTGCGTTAGCCATGCGAAAAGAACCAGACACATAGTCAAATCGTCGTGGTGTCCTGATTCTGCCTGATATTTGCCGCGAAGATACACAAACGTTGCCAGTTCTGATATCAGATCAAACGATTCGATGTGTAATTTATTCTCTTCGATCAGTGTTTTGAGTGTAGAGCATCCAATTCTTCGTGTTGGTGTGGTTGTTTTTACGCCTAGCTTGCCGCCACCCGAACCAAACCCTGATGAAATTGTCTGCCCGCGTCGCCCGCCGTTTGTGGTCATTAGAATATTTTCATATTCAAATTCGGAGTGAAGCGAATCTGCTACCTGTTTACCGATAGAGTTGACTTCGATCAAAACCCATGCTTCGTTGTAGTCTGTTGCCAGTCTATAGATGATATCCGGAAAGAGAAGTGTTGATATTTTGTTGTCGCGGAATGTTGCCACGATTTTATATCCACCGGGAGACGATATATCAATGATGCACATTGTAGAATAGTCGCCACCGACACCTTCTGCAATATCACATACACCAATATACACGCCTTCTGGTCGTGGTTCGTAATAAATTTTAACACCATCTTTTTCAAAGATTGGTTCGCGATATGTGAGTTCTTTGATCTTCCATGTAGCAATCAGTGTATTAGACGAACCCAAGAAATCACAATTATGCGAAATATATTCGTTTGTGTAATACTCGCTGCCCAAAAAAACTCCGGTAGCATCATACACATCAATTGGATCGGTACCCACGCCGTTGTCTATAGATTTAATTATACACGACTCATTTTTTTGCATTAAAACAGTATCGCCAACTTTGAGGCGTCCTGCTTCTACAAAACCATCCGGAGTCTTTATCAGATGGTTTTTTGTACACGTCAGAGAATTGTTGATTGTTATACAACCATCTACTGTTTTTTTGCGTACTCCTATAAAATCCGACCACCCAGACGGGGTGAGTATTTCAAATCTTTTATTATTTCTCATATGTTTTTTCTGCGTTGTGAGTTTTTTTATCTACTTCAAGAATTTTCATACAGATTTTTTATTGGTATTCGCTGCACTTTACCTGTTGATGTGTCTCTAACTTCAACCAAACAATCTCCGGACACACATTCATGCTCCTGTGCAAAGTCTTGTGCTGATGTGTTTGAGATTGTTTCTTTTCTCCACTCATCATCCCGACCCGGAACAGAACTCCAGTGTACAGAATGTGTGATAAATTTGTTTCGCTTTTCTTCTGCGTCTACCCATAACTTGTGGAAATGGTTAAGCCCTTTTGGAGTTGATATCAAAATTAATTTTGTATCTTTACCCGATGAAATTGTCGGATAGGTGGATTTGTAGAATTCGTCCCATGTATTACTTTCTATGTGGGCGCATTCATCAATAAAAACGCATGAGAATGAATATCCCCGGATCGAGCTTGATGACGTTGCAGCAGAAATGATACGAGAACCGTTTTCTAGTTGTATGAATGCTTTATTCCATGATACTATACCTTGCTGTAGAAATTTTGGTAGGTTTTCATATGCCTTTGATATTTTTCCCAAAATTTCTACAGCAGTAGCATGTTTGTTCGCCAATATCCCGATTGTTTTTTCCCGATTAAAAATTGCATAGTGTAAAAGATATGCAGTTACAGTTGTTGATTTTCCAACTTGTCGCGGGCATTTTGAGATAACGAAGCGATTGGTGTGTAGCGTGTCTATAAGCTCTTCTTGAAAGTCATATGGGTCGTATTGAATTAAGCCCCTGTCAACATGCACGATTTTCACATAAGTGCGAACAAAATATAGGACATCATTTTTACACTTCAAATATTCTTCTACTTCTTCCCCCGACCACTCACGAGATTCTCCTATTCTTTTCAGAAGAGGATTGCCGTTATATGTAGCTTCGTTGTTTTCTTTCATTATTTACCACTCATGTGATCGAGCATTTTCTGTAGTTCTGCTGTAGACCCTACGAAAATAGACTGGTTGGTTGTAGTTCCACCAGATGTCTCCTTAGACGGGACAATGCCGGGTTTTGGTTCGTGTCGTTTATTTTTCTTATCTTCTAGGTCGTGCGTATCGTGGTGAAGTTCCATTAACTGTTTTGTGTTTTCTGATAACGCCTTGATGAGTTGGGTAGCGACTTCATATGCACGAGGATGTTCGGATTCTTCGGCGACTGCCATGATTCCTTCTAGAAGTTGTGATCCTGCTTCGGCTACCTGATGTAGTCTGCCGCGAGCTTCGCGATAATCTTTTTTCGCATCGCGTACAGATTCTTCTTCCGGAATGATGACTACCTGTTGTGGCTGTTCTTTTTCTGGCTCTTCTGTATCAAACAGCATAGGATCGGCATTGACCGTCTTTCGTTTTACTATAGATGTGTCTGTCTTTTCTGGCATGATGATCTCGTTTTCAATTCCCAGCGATTCGCTGATCGTTTCATGGTGTTTACTGTGTTCGCCCATAATTTATTTATCCTGATGATGAACTGCTAGACCCGAATAGATACTCTGTTATTGTGGTGTTGTATGTGTCTGGATCGTCGATATCATATGCGATACCGTCGATTGTTTCTGATTGTATTTCAACGACTCTGGATGGAGATTCTTCTGGCATATCATCATACATGTTGATTGATGTGTCGATGATAACATTTGTATCTGCTATTGGACCGTAAAGGAACCCCTTTAGTTCAAACGATAGAGTCCATGTGATCAAGTCTAGTGAATCGAATCCGTCGAAGCGTGTCGTTTCTTTCGCGATATCTTTTAATACAACCGATACGTCTGTGTTGATATCTAGAGCATTGATGTCATTGATCGTGACCGAAACATCTGGCTTGAAGAATGGTAGAATCTGTTCCAGAATCATAAGACCATCGGTCATTGTCTTTGATGCGATAGATAGCTCAAAATCAAAAGTGTATGGCATTCGTCTGAATGATTTTTTGCGTTGCTTGTAATAGAAAGAATCAGACGATGATGATGACGATGCGTCCAGTATAGGATAGTCGTATGAATGCTTTGTTGTGACTACGCCTGTTCGCGAAGAATCATAACGCAATCCCATAAGGTCTGCACCCAACCGTGGAAGCAATCGCGAGATGTCTTTTGGTTTTGTTGAAATCTCTTCGCGAAGTTTTCGATACCATTTTGACTTGGAACTGAATGCGATCGGCACCTTGATAGTGGAATCCACTACA